TGTGGAGATTGAAGTATGTCCTTAGCTTTCTTAGAAACTGGTTTATTATTAGATGCTTCTGGTTTAACTATTGGTGGAAGTAGTAATAATACTCTTACTAGTAATTTAACTATAGATCAAAGAAGTAATTCTACCGCTTTAACTTCTTTTACAGTAACGGTATCTGCTAATACTGATACCACTTTACCATTTACGCCAATATTAGCAACTAGTATAGATGGTAAAGTTTGTGTATTAACTTTAACATTTAATCAACCAATTACTAGTGTTCATTTTGGTAACACCTATACGTTAACCATTACTGGTGCTGATGCTAGCACTTATACATTGTCAGTAATAGTAAATTATGCAAATAATTATAGTGATACTAATTGGACTAATACTACAAACTCTTCTTTATTAGTAGCAGACTTAGATAATAAGTCAAGCCTTAGTTCACTTCCTTTAAATAATAAATTAAGATCATTACTTCAATCTGCATTAACAGGTTTAAATCAAGCTTATAATTATATTAAATATTATTCATATAAAGAAAAATATCTGAATGATATTATTGATTTTGCTATAGCAGCAGGTTCTAGTTATGAATCATCTACTTCTACAGTAACTTATAATACTAGCGGTCAAGTAGCAACAATCACTACAACATACGGAAATACTTCTAGACCAAGAACTCAGAATATTATTATTTCCTATACTTATGCAAATTATACACTAAATAGATTGCAATTAAGAAGTGGAATTTATACAACTTTAACCACAGAAACGGTTAGTTTAATTAGTGGTTTTACAGTAAATGCTATAGATGGTTCTGGTAATCTTGTTTATAATTTAGGAACAATCACATTAAATAGATCTTTAACTCCTACTATTTATAGTATACCTTATCTTTTAGATTATAATAGCACTTTATCTTCAGATGTTATAGCTACTGATCCTGATAATATTTTATCTGATTATAAATATTATCAGACAAATACTATAACTGGATGGACAATAGCATGACAGATATAAAAAGTTTTGATAATAATACATTATATTATAAAGCTATTTACGATGCAGTTAGATTCGTTAATACTTCTGCTGAATCTACATATCTTTTATATGCAGATTTATTATCAAAATTTAATACTTATTCAGTCATTAATCAAGAGACCGATAGTCGTTTATCTCAAATTATAAGTATATCTACAACTTTTGGAAATTCAGATACTACAGACACGGAAGTAAGACAATTTGTTTTTAATTCTGGTTGTACATTACAATATTTAAAAACATTACCATTTGATCAATCGGATGGTACTGAAGTTGTTAATTTCCAGACAATGGTTAATTATTTAAGTAATAGTAATACAGTGTATGCAGGAGATCCTGGTGCAGCGGCAACTATTGGAATTGGTACCGTAACAACTTTAAGTGCTGGGTCTTCGGTAACAGTTACTAATTCAGGTACTTCGAATGCGGCTGTGTTCAATTTTGCTATTCCTCAAGGTACAAATGGTGCAGCAGCAACGGTAGCTTTAGGAACTGTAACTACTGGTGCAGCAGGATCTAGTGTTATTATTACTAATTCAGGATCTTCTAGTGCAGCAGTATTAAATTTTACTATTCCTCAAGGTGCTGCTGGAACTTCTCCATATGCTGGATATATATCAGTTTCAGTAGACGGAACTACAGTAACTACATTATCAACTTCCGGATCTACAAGTTGGGTTACTATATTAGGTAATGGAAATATAACTTTCAATAATACGGGAACTTATGAAATAGTAGGTTATTCTTATTATAGTGGTATATATCCAATTGCTTATACTGGATATTCTACAATAGTATTTACTTTAAATAGTTTACCTATTTATTCTAATACGATTTTTGATATTACTAGTACTAACGTATCATTAACTGCAACTAGTAATATTATGGAAGTTGTTGGAAACGACACTCGTACAATAGGATATCCTAGATACATCACAATCAAAAAGCTTGTGTAAGTAAAAATTTAGTGCTACAATATGCTTAGAGCGAAAACATGGATTTAAAGTCAATATCAGCTATAGAAAAAATTAAGATTGGCGATATAAAATCTGCAATGGATCAATTGCATTTTTTATGTAGTCAAGTTTCTAATATTAAAGAAAATATAACAGCTATATATGAAGCCTTAAGTGAGAAAGTAGATCTTACGTCAGCCATGCAAGATGGTTCTACCGTGGTGACTAAAGTAGGATCTGGTATTATTAGTTCTGTTTCAACTGATGGAGTTACGGTTACTGGAACTGGTACTTTATTTACAGCCGAAACTCAAACTGGAAACGGAATTAGAATAGGTTCTGAAACTACTTATATTACAGCAGTCACTAGTGATACGGTTATTACAGTAAGTCCAGCATTAACTGGATCTTACTCTAATGTTATTTATGCTATAGTAAAAAATGCCACTAAAGAAGTACTAACTGGTGATTTTAATTTTGGTATTTTAAATGGTAATATTTTTAATGGTTCAGTAATTCAAGGTAGTACATTTCAACATTATGGTAGAATGTCTCAACCAAATGATATTGTAAATATATCATTTGTTCAAAAATCAGTTAATCCAGTAATGGTACGAGCCCAGAATGCTATTCAACGTAATGGAGATTCAGTAGCTGGTACCCTTGGATCTGAATATTCATATACTTTTAATTATTTAACATGGGCATTTGGCGCTAATACAGATGTTAGATATGATGGTATAGTTTCTAATGGCGATAATATTGTAAATGTAAATTATGTAACAAATGCTATTGCCACTGCTACTGATAAATTTTATGCAAGATTGACAAATAGTACAATATATTTAGATGGATCTATATCAAAAAGTGCTAATTCTGGAGAATATATAACAGTTACTTCAAATGGTTTTGTGGCCGTTAAAAGTTTCTTAGGTATAGCATTTGGAAGTGTTGGAATTAACTTATCCAAACATTACTCTGGTCTTTTAACTATTAAGGTTAGTATACAGATTAATTCTATATACATTCAATCTACTCAAATTTCAATAGATACAGATAATACGAATATGACCTTAGAACCTAGAATTCAAGTAAGTTCACCTATTTATGTAAATGCTGGTGATATTATAAGTGTTAAATTAGATACAACTAATACTAATCAATATAACGCTCCAGTTTATGATGGTTTTGATTTAGCGGTAGTTTCTCTGTAAAGGACATAAAATGTTTACTGACCATATTCATGATCAATTAGGTAGATATAGAATTGGTGCTATTAATGAAGCAATGCCAGAGTTTATTAAGGTAGCAGAAGATAATATTGTATCTGAAAATTTAGAAAAATTAGCAGATGGTTGTTTTGCTTACTCTGATGGTATTAATAGATATTTTCCAATTCATACTCCTGAACATACATGGTTTAGTAATGCTTATTTTGAAAAATTTGCACATGAATTTGACGAACGTGAAGTTTCTGAAATTAGAGATCGAATTAGTGATGCTTATAAAACTTTTGAATTACCAGAAGTTGAATTTTCCAAAACTGCTTCTGAGGAAGATGATTTAGATGCTTTACATTCTTTATCTATTGAATTAAACAAATTTATTGATAATCATAAACGATATCCTATAGAGGAACGTAGGGAGAAGGCTAAAGAAATTTTACATCATGCTCATTCGTTAGGTAAACAGTCTTCTTTGCATGATTCAGTATATAGATATGCTGGCGATCACTTTAAGAAAAATTATGGACATGCATTTGCCGATCGTATGAAATATTTTAAAAGCGATGCTCCAGAACGGACTCACTTACTTAAAATGCAGGAAGAATCAGAATCACATATTCCAGAATTAGTAGCTAAAGCTTTAGGTATATTCGATCATAGAACTGGTTTACATAAATTTTATGATAACGAATTGGAAGATCCTTACGCTGGTTTATTGACTCCATTTGAAACTAACGCTAATGAAAATGTTAATATTGGAGAAGAATCACTTCCTTTACATAAAATAAATAAATTTGACTTTAATTCTTTAAAAGATATTCTTGAAGATAAAGTCTTGGACAAATTAAAGAGTAATCCAGTGGATGCTTTACGTGAAATTAATCCTAACATTCGTGTAATTGTGATTCGTAAGATAAATGAATAACTTAGAGAATGACACAATCGTCTTACTTAATGATGGCCGGTTATATGAAAATCAGCTTGAAAAGATTTTTGCACTTCAAGCACTTAAATCCAACCCTGGAATATTAGGTAATGTATTTACTTTTGAAAAATTAGTTTATGTACTAAATGGATTTAAACCCAACATAGATATTCTCGAACCTTCTACTATACTTCACATAGCTAAAGCTGTTAAACTATTAGGTGAACAGAACTGGCATCGTGAAGTAAAGAAGTATATAGCAGAAATTGCTTTTGAAGAAGGTTGGTGCCAACTTCCTGATATTTTAAAATTCGCACAAGATGAATTAGATGAAATATCAAACGAAGTTAAATTAGATATAGATCAACAAAAAATGCAAGATTTAAAACATAAGGCTGTTGAAAGATATTTAAATGACTAATGTATCTACAACATCAGTAGTAGCACCGGAGACTGGTCGTCGTTATCCAATGAACGGCTTGCAGTATCCTCAAAGATTTTATAATTTATTACATCTTCAAAGACCAAAGACTTTAAATGAAATTTTTAAATGGGCTATTGTTTTAAACGAATCTTCTGGTCTTTTAGATCGTATTACCGATACTATGTCACGATATCCTATTACTCCCGTGGTAGTAGATAATGATATTGGAGAAGATAAAAATTATTGGTCTAAATTACTTAATGATGAATTATGTATTCAAGATGAATTAGTTAAAAATGGAAAAGATTATTATACTTTTGGAAATGCTATAGTATCTATAGTTCCTCCATTTAAACGTTATTTAGCTTGTCCTGATTGTAATACTTATAAAGCACATTGTATTACTGATGAAGATCGTAAATTTGAATGGCAATTTAGGGATTATAAATTTCTAGCTAAATGTTCTAATAAAAATTGTAAATTTCAAGGTGTAATGAAGGTTAAAGATGAATTGTTAGAAGGCGATGAATTCATTAAAAATATTAGAATTCAGAGATGGCCTGTTCAGTTTATTAAAGTAAGAGATTTAGGTATTGCTGGTAAAAAGAAAATTTATTATCGTATCGAAGATAAATATTCTAAACCAATTATGAAGGGTGATAAATTTGTAGTAGCTAATGTTCCAGAAACTTTCATATTAGCTTGCAAACAAAATCCAATTAATCCAGTAATAGAATTACCTGCTGAATTAACTTTTCATTATCAGCATGAAGGCATTACAGAACCAGAATGGGAAGGATTATCAAAACCATTTTTCTTCTCAGCATGGAACGATTTATTTATGAGTTTTATTTTACGTAAGGCTCAGGAATGTATTGCTTCAGATCATTTTCTTCCTAATAGATTTATATTTCCAACGTCGTCTAGTGGCACTGATCCGTTAAGTAAAATTGATGGTGCTGCATGGATGGGTATTGTAGCTACTCAATTAAAGAGACAGCAAAATGATCCCAATGAAATTGGAGTTGTTCCTTTTCCTGTTGGCTATCAGGCTTTGGGTGGCCAAGGAAAAGCTATGTCTTTACGGGAAGAAATTGAATTACAGGATCGTAGAATTCTTACTCAATTAGGAATTCCACCAGAATTAATTTATGGTGGTATGACTTGGAGCGGATCTAATATTTCTTTACGTATGTTAGAGAATTTATTTTTATATTATATTAATAAACAAAATACATTTATTAGATTTTTAGTACGTTATTTAGCACGTATGACCAATAAGCAAGCTCCAAGTAGTGTTAAACTTAAACCATTTAAAATGGCTGATGATATTCAGCAAATTCAAATGCTTTCAAATCTTGGTGCGCAGGGTCGTATTAGTGAAAGTACAGCTTTGGCTCAAGTTGGTATTAATATTGCCGATGAAGCTAAGCAAATGGAAGATGATAAACCCTTCCTTGAGAGAATTCAAGCAGCTAGACAATTGGCTGCTGCTGAAGTTAATAAAGAAGTTTCTCAAGTTACTAATGAAGGTCAAGTTGATGTTAATTTAAGAACACAATTATTACAAGGTCAAGAAACTCAATCTGCTCAATCTAATATAGGTGATGGATTTATGGCTACAACTACTCGTGGATTTGTGAATAAATTTAAAGATTTATCTTATGCTGATAGACAAAAAGAATTAAGAAATTTGCAAGCTAAAGATCCAGAAGTTTATATGAAAGTTATGGCAGAATTAAATGGGGTTTCAGCAGATCCATTACCTGAAGTTAAAGGTCCAAAATCTACTCCCGAAAAGGCGAAGGTATGAGTTTAATAAAATTAGCATTTAATCCGGGTAGTTTATTCCCTAGTTTTTATAGTATGAGAGCAGCTAGATCTGGGAATCCATTAAAATTTATGATGTCTAGAACTAATGGTCCTATTAGAAAAAATATTATACAAAGATCAGCTTTAGCTGGAGTAGCACAAGCTGAAGCTAATATAAGAAAAGGATTAGTTCAAGACTCAACTACTTTAAGAGGCGCTTTTATAGATGGTGCATTACTTGGACAGTTTGGACGTATGGGAATTAATGCATTAGAAGATATTCATAATGTTCCCACGGGAACTAATAGAATTGCTAAAAGTATATTAAAACATTCCATTTCAGATGATGGTCAATTTAAAATTAAAAATATTGAGGGAATGATTAATTTAGGTAATGATGCTCATAAATTTTTAAGTGTAGCTAAGAAAGTTCCAACCGCTCATTTAGGAACTATTAGTGGTGCCGCTATTGGATATACTCAGGGAGATAATGAGCATGAAAAATTAAAAGGTATGGCTAAAGGTGGATTAATTGGTGGCGCATTAGGTGGATCTGTTAAGAAAATGATGAATTTTACACATGGTAAATTATCTATGATGCCTAAAATTCATAAAGAATATTTTAAAGATAATTATTGGAGATCTCAATTAGAGGCTGCTAATAAACCTTTTTATAATAAATTAATTGGAAAACATATATTAGCAGATCGCTTAATGTCAACTCCTGAAGCCAGAGCGCGTCGTATAGCCAGATTCGATAATTGGCAGAAGTTAATGAATACTAACGTAAGGGATTTGGGTCCATGGAAAAAACGCCAGTCGTAAAATCTCATTCCGAATATTTTGAATTAACTAATACTGATGAATTAGGTGAATATGTATTACTTTTAGATAAGATTGCTAATAATAATCATAAATATCATATAG